ATGTTTTTGATTTCTACCTCTATTGCTACTTTCTTGTTTAATGCCATATCTAGCTTATTGTTAATTGTATTACTTTACCTGATAAACCTAATCCTATTTCTCTTTCTACTGAATTATAAATATCTTCTTCTATTTGTTCTATTATTCCTGACCCTTCTGCTCTTGCAAAAGCATAACCTATAAAATTATATCTTCTAGGTGCAACCATTTCTCCTCCTTTAGTTAAATATTGTGACGCTAATTGTCTTACAACAGATTCTGCAAATCTTGCTTCTTCTTTAGGATTGTTAAATCTAATTCCTTTTGCTGCTGCCCAACTTTTTATGGTTGCCTCATCTACATCAACACCCATTGACGCACCATCATTTACTATCCATAAATAATCTAAATCAGAAGTTACATCTAAATAAAGATTACCAAACTGCTCATAAATATCAGAATAAAAAGAATTAAAAAGTTTTCCTGTAGCTATATGCTCTTGTTCTTTTAACTCATATTTTAATTCTTTAATAAAGAAGTTTCCAATCTTTTTTAAACCGCCAACTATTATAGGATAATTTTCACTAGCCATATTATTCGTCGTCCTCTATTATATTATTTACACTTCTTCTTAATACTTGATGAGCATTACCATAATCATCTTCAGCTACAATAGGTATTAAAAAATCGTCACCATTTATTGTTACGGTCATATATACTTCTAATCCACTTATGTTTGCAACACCACCGTTATTTATTTGATTTCTTTGTTCTGCCATAATTATATATTTCTAAAAAACACTCCTGTTGAATTATTCCATTTACCATCATTTTGATTTAGTGTTGGTTCATCACTTGGAAAACCACCATAGCTAATCCACTTAACTAATTCTACTTTTGTAGTTTTATTAGTTAATGGAGCATAATCAGCCACTTTATTTATTCTCCAATAATCACCATCTATATAAACCAATTTTCTTAAATCTAAATTAATAATATCTTTAATTTTTAAATTTACTTGCAAAGTTCTAACTCTTGGGTTTTCTTTTATCATTTCTATCATTTGCTTGTAGTAGGTCTGAAACAAACCATTACCTATACTATAATCCCCATAAGTATTATTTGCGTCATCATAATCTCTAACCCATACATTACCATAAGTCAAAACAGGTGAGCTGCTATCATCTCTATTATAAGATGTAGCTTGTGGGAAAGATGTTGATATAACATTAATAGCACTTTGGTCAGCAAATATGCCTTTAAATGTAGAATCCCAAGTTTGTGCTACTGCATATTTTAAACAAGTTGCTCCTGATAAATCAGGGCTGTATTTTTTCCAAAATAAAAGTCTTGGCTGAAAATCAAATCCCTTGTCAGGCCTTGTAGTGCTGTTTGGAGACAAATATACATCTCCTTCTGCTTCTTCCCATAAACAGGCTATATATGGCTGTGGATTAGGATTAGAAGATATGTCTACATCACCTGCATTGAAAGTACCTGCAAAAAATGGATTTTCATATTCTGAGGTTCCTTTTTCAAAAGTATCGTCTAAAGTTTCAAAGTATGGGTATTCGTCTTGTATTTCTTTAAAATAATCTATAGACCTTTGTTTTACTTTTGCATCTTTATCGTCAGACTTATACTTAAACATTAAATCTCTTTTTAAACTTGACTTAATCCAAGTGTCTACATAGTCTTTACTTCTGTCTACTTTATATGTCCAATCTACAGCCTCGGCTAATGGTTTATAAAAAGTATCAAAAGGTTCAACATATAAAACTTTAGCACTTTCATCAGTATAAAATTGTAAATTAAAAGCGTGAGCAATTCCTTTAATAAAATCAATTTGCTTGTATTCTTTGTTAATTACATCTTTTAGATTATAGGTTTGACCATAAGCAGTATATTCAGGCTGTAGTTTTATATCATATCTACCATTAGGAACATTATTTGTAGGACTAGCAACGTTAATCTCTTGAGAGCCATATAAATCTAAATCAAAACTAGCATCATAAACACCTCCTGTTGATGGTAAAATTTTATACTTAAGATGTATTTGTGTTCTTACTATATCACCTTTATTTAAAAAATATCTTGCATCATCATTTATTTCGTTACCAAAATAATTTCTACCTGTGTGTGTAGTAGAATCAGCTTCATATATAATAACTTCAGGAGCAGTTGAGGTTTGTGCTAGTATTCTCCAATGTGACTGTCCAACAGTTTTTACTATTACTCTTAAAACGGATTGAGTTATTGTAATTCTATTGCTATTGTTAAAAACAGGATTTTTATATATGTATCCCATTCTTAAAAGATTAATATTATAAAAACCAAATTCAGGAACAGTATAAGCTCCTGTACTAGCATTAAAACCTGTTCGGTTTAAAGTATAATCATAATTAGCAGAAGTATTGTTCAAGTTTACAAAATAATTTTGAGTTTTTATAGTTGTCTGATTTGCAACACTATAGCTAAATGTACTTACAAAAGCACTATCTAAAAAAGAAGATTCTAAAGAATTAGCATCATACCTGTCTCCTGCATTATTGTACTTAAAATTAGGCAAGGCAAACAATAGTTTTTTAAATATACTGCCTTCAATAAAACTAGAAGAAATTTTATATCCTGCCTGAGTAAATATTTCTTTAAATATGTCATAAACCCAAATACAAGGTCTCCAATCTACTACAGGCTCAGGAGTATTATACCTGTTTGGATTGGTAACACTACCAACATAACCCACAGAATTTACAGTCGTTCCCGCGTGTCCTGCGTCATAAGCAGTATCTAAAAGTTGTAGCGTTTGACTTTCTCCTGTTGGGTTAAAATCACCATAAGAAGTTACAGGGTAAACAACAGGACTTGACCCTGAAGCATCATCTTCACTAAATGTAGCTACTATGCTTGTTTTATTTATTTCTAATCCTGTACCTGTTTTGCCATTTAAATTATCCCAACCACTACCATTTGTGCCTAAATCTTTTAAAAGTTTTTCATCTATTTTATTTGCCCAACTAATATTGTTACCATAAAACACACAAGAATAATGCTCAGGCTTATCTACACCACCAATAGCATTTAACTGTAATAATCCTTCTATAGCAAAAATATTATTTACTAATATTCTACAGTTTTTTTTATTTAAAACATTATTTGTGCTTGTACTATTAGAAAGATAAACATTCTTATATATTCTGTTGTTATTTTTTGTTGCAGGTATTTTAAATGTTTTACTAAAGCTACCTTTTCTAGCATTTATATCTTTAATATCTGATATAGTAAAAGTAAGAGCTAAAGGAAATTCTGAATGTGATGTAACATCTAGCGTTCCCAATATACTAGAATCAAAATTTATTGTACCTGACTCATAGACATAATCTAAAATTTCAATAGTAACCTGTGACATTAATTTCTTTGTGTTTGTACTTTATGAGCTAAAGTATATTCAATATTAAACTTAACTAGACCTGCCTCTTGATTTAAAGTTTCAACCTCACTATTTGTTATTATAACAGGTATGTAACCTTTTGTTGAAGGTCTTTGGTATGGGTTTACAGTATTACCTCTTGCAGTAGCCTCTGTGTCCATCTCTATCCAAACATTTGGAGAAGTCATTATCTCTTCTAGCCATTCGGCAGTTTGTTTGTTTAAAGGCTCTGTAAACACACTATTGTTTCTTTGTGCTTTTACATTTAAAACCTCTCTACCTCCTTTATATAAATTACCACCTCGCATAGTATTAGAAACATATGCAGAATCTGCTAAATTAGTTCCTGCTGAAGGTATGTTAGTTTGATTATCTTGATACCAAGTTCTATCTGCAGATTTTGTTTCTATTGTATCTCTACTTACAGATAAGCCCTCCATCACATCTCTTTTGGCTGTATAGCTATCTATACCACCAATTCTGTTTAGCCAATGAAATCTTACAAATCCAAAAGGTATGTTAGCAGTTTCCCTATCTATACCAAAATATCTATATTCTGTTGCTTTAACAATAGAGCTTGTCTGACTTGTATATTCTAAATGTATTTTGTAGTATGATGTAGAGCTATCTATTTGATTTGTAATTGTACTTCCTGAGTTATCTACAGCATTAGCATTTATGTAAGTAGGCGAAACATTTTGCACGCATATTCTATTTTGATTTAATTTAAAAACTGTTGTAGGTCCCGAAACAACTTCTGTGTCTAAATTAGAATTAAAGTCAGTTAAATACATTGTATTTTGAGCAGAACCATTACTTAAATATGTTTCTACTTTTAATCTTGCTTTTTCTATTTGGTCTCCTGAATTACCCATATTTTTTTGCCACCAATATAGCCACTCTGCTTCTTCATCTTCTCTTACTTGTTTTAAAAAAGGAACAGTAGTTAATTGTGTAAAGTTTGGACACAAACTCATAAATCCTCTAGGATTACTTGGATTGGCTGCAAATTTCTGAATTATATATTTTGTATTGTAAAATATATCGTTTTTTTCAAATTGTGCTACAGAGTTTATAACAGCTATTTTGTTAAAAGATAAGCTTACTCCTGCACCTGTTGCTTCTTCAACAGTACCATTAGCCAACAATACTTCAGGAGTAGCAGTTACCCAAATATGTCTATATGTGCCATTTGGAGTTACATTGTAATTACTTATGCCTTGTGTTACATTATCTTGTTTTGTTTCACCCCCATTCATACCACCCCACTCAGAGTTTTGCCAAGTACCTTTGTTAATAGGAGTTAGACTGTATGATAATAAATCTTGACATAATTGACTAATTTCAATAGTAAATCTTTGTCCGCTTAAATTAGCTTGACCATTTGAATAGCTTATGTTTGCTATATCCCTAGTCTTTCTTATTGTACCTACTAAATCCCAAGCTGCAGAGGTCACAGGATAAGGGTATTGTGTGCTTGCATATACCCTAAAGATTATATTTATTATATCACCATTAGGTGCAGAAAAATTACTTGCAAGAGGTTCTTGGTTTTCATTTAAACCGTCCCAAATAACTTGGTATCTCATTTGAGTATGCGCACTTTTTAAATTATTTGCTCTCCAATTATAACTCATTGTTGCTAAGTTTGAGCTACTTGTGTCAAAAGGCTGTATTCCTGCCGCTATTGTACCATTAAATCCTGCCATAATTAATATATATTGTATTTTTTGTTTAAGTAACTTTTTATTTGCCCTATAGTATAATCTTCTAATGACTCATTAAACATTATAAACTCTTGTATGTTTCCATCTAAATAATGAGTAGCGTTTTCTGTCAATTTATAACCTAAAGTATATGTAGTATCATTAAAAGTAGTATTGTGGTCAAAACTAGATTCGTTTATATGCGTGCTTAATGTATTGTTAAATTCTAAGTGCATATGCTTGTTGTGAAAATGAACTACAGCAATATGATAATTAGACGTATCTGAACCACTTAATGTTAAATTTGCTCCATTACCACTAGCATCTGAAAATAAAGCCCTTAGCTCATTGTTTGTGCTACCAACTGTTATTTCTTTTTGTCCATTTACAAAACTAAAATAATCAGCATTTTCAGTTGCGTCTTGTTTTACTTGTGCAACAAAAAACATAGTAAAGTCTCTTGTTATAGGACAATTAGCATCTGATACAAAATAATTAGATGTTCCATTAAATTCAATTCTTGTTTTATCATTTGCACCATCATAAGTATACCTTAGTGCTTGTTTTGTTTTATCAGATTGTGCTATACTGTTATTATTGCCTGAATAGTCTGCCCAAGCAGAAACTCTTTTAGTTGGTATGTCAAAAGTTAATCCGCTATCTGCTCTTAACCAAGTTACAAGATTAGCTATGTCTGTTGGGTAAACAGATTGAGGTCTAAAGCATTTGCTAAATACCTTCCAAGTAAAGTTCATTCTTATTTGAATTAATTGGTCATTAGCCACCTCTTTAACTCTTTCTACAGAAACATCTTCACCTTCTAAAAATCCTGTTACCACGCCATCTTGATAATTTTTCAGAAACATATCTAACCACTCATTAGCTAAGTCTTGCAAGTTATCCCATCTTTGGTCTAAGCTAACATTTGCTTGTGCTGTTCTGTTATATAAATCAGAAAAATATATTTCAAAAGTATAAAGCTCCCAACCATTATTTAGAGATACTTCAGGAAATACTGAAGATGGTGGTGTTATAAGTATTGATGGGTATTGCGTATTATGATTATCGTTAAATTCTTCTGTATAACCAAAGAACTTATCCCCATAAGTCCATTTGCTTTTCATTACTGTTACTATGTCTGTAAGTCTTATTGCCATTAAGTTATTTTATTTGGATTGTGTATTTTTTCTTGCACCTTAGATTCGTATTCGTTTGTAGCTGTTATCCAACTTAGATAACTTAAAACTTTGTATAGGTTAGTATTCTTAACACTATCTATACCGTTCATACCTTCTGTTTTAAATATACCCTTCTCAGCAAGCATATAAAGGCTGTTAAGCCAACCAAATGGCTTTACATATATGTCATATAGGCTTTTGGTCTTAACTATCATTTCACTAGCTCTTTTTTCACCGAATACATATTTGAAAGTTTGGCTAATTTTATGTTTTGCTGAGTCAAAAAAAAACCGAACTCCCAAACGACGTCCATTGTTAACTTCTTAAACATTTCTGTTTTTTGAGGAATAACATCATCATCATATTCTTCTTCTAATTTTCTGCATAATATAGCCATCTGCTCAGGCAATACATCAAACTTACCGTGCTTCATTGATTCTATATACATTTCAAGTTGTGTAGCCTCTATATAATCGCCATAAGTATTTTGTCTAAGAAATTCTGATGGGAAAAAGTATGTTTCTCCTTCACATTCAAAAGAACGTATACCTTTTGGCTTGTATTCTTCTACAAGACCATCTAAAACACTTATAACTTTGTTTACGCTTTCTATATCAATTAGCTTCATAGATTCTTTGTCTAGGCCCGTCATATAGCCAAACAAATCTCTATTCATCTGTATATTTTGGAAATCCTCTAATTGACTATCTACAAACTCTAAATATTCTACAGTATGGTCTATTTCTTCTTGCTTTTCATTTTCAGAGTTTCTTCTTAGTTTAGCTCTATCAAAATGTGATTTAATTATTGTTGTCATACCACACCAATATTCTAATGTCATATCCTTCCATTCTGTAGGGATTGTAACATCTCTTTGCTCATCACCTTGCTTTAGACTAATTACTATGCTCATTTCTTTTTATTTTTATAAGTTCTATTTTTTCTTTTTTAGATTGCTCGTATTCTAAGTTGTCAATAATTGTTGAGGTTTTTTCTACAACATCTATTGTTTTTTCAAAAAGTATTTCTGACAAAGAATCAATAATTTCATAATTATCTTTGTTCTTTATACCTGTCAAAAAACCCATACAAGAGTACAGCATTAAATTAGGAGACATATAAACCCATTCTTTAGTTTGATTATTGTATTCAATGATTTCTTGAAACTCATTTGTATACTTAATAATGTTATTTAAAATATCATTATAGTCATCAAACTTACCATACTCACAATGTTCAGTAGCCTCGTATGCTATGCCTTTAATAAAGTTTACATAACGTCTTATTAAGACTTCGTGTTCTTCATTTATACTTTGCAACTTCATATTATCCTTATAATTTCGCAATTATAATATTTTTTTAATTACTATACTAGAAGTTTTTGGAAATCCAAGAAATTTTAGGAAAAATATAATATTTTAGAGTTATTCCACATATGTTTATTAATTGCCATTACTAAACAGTCAACCATATCGTCGTGTTTAGCTGATGGAAATTTAACAAGCTGTTGTAAAAATTCTTCATTCCAATCTCCCTTTAATAAACTAACCCTTCCTGTTTCCAAAGAAGCACTAATATCCTGTACTCTTGCTACCTTATCTTTTGATGGTGGCTTATCTTCTCTAACATTTAAGCCTGTTTCTTTTTTTAATGTCTGCACAATAGATTTTCCTGACGCTTTAGGCTCTACATATACTCTACTTCTGTTCGTATATCCATTTTTAGCTACCCATTGAGGTATAAACTTAACTAAATCAGGAAATTCTTTATATACATTGATACAATCTATTATTTGCCATTTATTGTCTTTATAAGTGTAGGCTAGCATAGCTGAGGGGTCGTTCTTCTCATTTGCTGTATATGCAGGGTCTATAACAAAATCTACTGTTGTATGTTCTGTAGTATGCTTAAATTGGTCTATTTTAAACCAATCTGACCTTATCATACCTGAATTTAAAGGTGTAGGCGTCTGCATAAGCTGACCTGCATAACCATAGCTTCCTAAAGCCTGTTTATAGTCATCTAAAATACTTCTGCTAAATCTATCTGTCCAAAACAAACCATTTTCATCATAGTTGTCTTTTAGTATTTTAGGTTTCAAATCATCAGATAATTCTGCAGGTATGCAAATGTGTTTGTATTTTAATCTGCTCTCTCCACCACTTAACAAGAAACCACTTAAATCGTTATCGTGTATTCTCTGCATAATAACAATTCTTACTCCTGTTAATGGATTATTTAAACGAGAATAGAATGTTGTTCTGTACCATTCGTTAGCATTTTCTCTTTCTACTTCTGAAGCAGCGTGTTGAGGTGATACAGGGTCATCTACCAATAAAAAATCTCCCCCCTGCCCTGTTACCGTACCCCCAACTGATGTCGCCCTTCTTACTCCTAAAAAGTTATTCTCGTATCTTGCTTTTAAGTTTTGGTCTCTCTTAATATGAAATACATCTGACCATCTGTCTTTAAACCACTCAGAATTTATTACATCTCTACTTCTTGTAGCGTGTTCTATAGATAATTCTGCTGAATATGATGCTGTTATAAATCTAAACTTAGGATTCTTAATCCAAGCCCATACAGGAAACATAACAGTAACTAAAAGTGATTTGGTAGAACGAAAGGGTATGTTGATTACAATGTCCTTTGTCTTTGGTTTATTGTCAATTATTCTTTCTGCTTCTTCTTGTAATAAGTCACACAGATATTTATGATGCCAATTAGTAGATAGCTCAATAGAAGGTTCAACAATGTGCCAAGCTTGTTTAAAAAATTCGTAGAATGAAAGTTCGCAAATCTTTTTTTCTAATGCAAACTTAAGTGCGTTATCAGTTGTTGTCAATTTCGTCAATTTTTGCTCTTAAATCTTCAATGCTTACATCATCATTAAGTTCAATTTTGACTTTCTTGGTTGTGTTATCGTTTATCTCTGAAGAAGAAAGCTTTGGAACTGTGTAATTAAGCAATTTAGATACAGCGTTAATATATGCTTCAGGATTTTCAGCAAATAAAGAATCTAATGCCATTCTAATTTTTGTTGAATGCCCTTCTAACGCCCAAGTTAAGGCATTTCTGCTAATTTGCGTAGTTTTTCTAACTATTTTTGTTCCTTTTTTTCTACCTTCAGTACAAATCTCCCCACCATTAGGAAAATATTTCTTTACTCTCTCCTTATATGGATTGAGTTTATTAATGTTTTTTTCTTGTAACTTTTTTCTTTTTTCGTCTGACATTACAGTTGTTTAATAGAGTCTGTTAATTTATTGATATACTCATCTAATTCTTCGTCTAACATTGAAGTAATCATTTTGTCGTCATTTTTATCAATTATTACTTCTTCTTCTTCTTTACGACCACCCTCAAAGGTAAATAAAATTAACATTTCTCTACCATCTTCTTCAACTCTTACTTCTAATTCTCCTTCTGAATGTAATTTCTCCATCATATCAGTAGTAAAGTTAAAATGATAATCGTGTTCTTCGTCTCCGTAATACTTTTTCTTTTCTGCCATATTATTATTTTTATCTATTTGCTCTAACTTTTTTATTGCCCAATTAATTCCAGAAGTTCCCCCCCAACAGTCCCACATAATTCCCCCGCAGCCATCTTCATAAGGAACGTCTTTGTGTTGTTGGTGTCTCTTAAAAGAAGCCATACGAGCAATAGTGCTTCTTGAAAGTTTTTCTCTATTTGCTAGCTGATTAGCTCTTGTCCACCCCACGTTAGTTCCACAAGAACTACCATTTTCTTCTTTATACTTTATAGCTCTCTTAGCATTGTTAGTTGCAGATTGTGGATAGTCATTATAAGTTTCTGCTGCATAATAATCAGCATTAGCAGTCTCGCACTCAGACTTTGAAGAATATTGGCACTTGCCACTTTCTCCAAACTTCCATAATCCATTTTCACATTCTAAACAAGGCATATTATTCAGGGTTTTCAGGTGTCCAATCAGTACCTCTTACTATTGCTAATATCTCCTCGTGAGTATATTGGTCTAAGCCCTCTAAAAAAGTAGGAGTTTCGCCCATAAATTTAGCAATAAATAATGTACCATCTAAAGACTTTCTTACAGTTGCAGGACTATCCTCTACGATTTGTGAAAAGTCGCATACAGGGTTTCCCTCTGCATCTACTTCAGTCAATAAACTTGTGTTTGGTGTTGTATATATCATAATTTTAATTGTTTGGAGTATCTTCTACTATATCAGAAGCACTCATATTTGTCATTGTTCCGTAATTATTTTCTGTAAATAAATCTATTGTTACAGGTAATCCTGTTGTCTTAGCATAAGTTTCTGCTTGTGTTTGTTGTTCTAATTGTGCGCCCCAAATATATATAGTTTTACCAACTGTACTTGTAGTGCTGCCATTAGAATTTGATGCAGATACTCTAGTTCTTATATTAGTATTAGAATTATTAAACACAACTACACATCTATACCAATCGTTTGAATAACTTATCATATTAGCATTATTTACAGTAATACCACTACCAAAAGATGATGATGTTCCTATTGTGCCATTTGTTAAATCAAACCATTGTCTTGCGCCATCATTAACTGAATCCCATAAAAGTATATGTGCAAAATCACTTGTTCCTTTTTTTACATAAAAAGATACGGCTTGTGAAGTACCACTTACTGCAAGTAAAGGAGTTTGTATGTAATTTTCTGAAGTATCAGTAGCAGTTAATAAATCTGCATCTAAAGTGCCATCAGGAGATATTATTTGGTTTGATGTTATAGTGCTTCTAGTTGGTGTCCAATAACTGTTACTAAAATCTTCACTATAAGTAATTAAGTTAGTAGTAGATGATTTTCTTACTGCTGCTATACCATCTGACTTTATGTATGCAGTAGCTTGTGATTGGTCTTCTACTTGAAATCCCCAAGCTAAAATATCAGATGAATCTACACCTTCTCCCCCTCTCAAAGCAATACCTGAGTAAACTAAATTTGGTCTACCATCATAAGTTATTCTAACCCATTCATTAGTAACTGTTGTCAAATTATATTCCCCACCATCGTGCCACAAAATCTTTTGTTCAGTTCCATCTGTGCTTTTTACATAAATAGAAAAGTAATAATTACTACCTGAAGGTATTGCTTGTCTTAATATACTTCTATCTCCACTTGAAGTTCCACCATTTAAATTAAAAACAACTCTTGTTGCAGTTTGTGTACCATCAGGTGCAATAGCATAATTTGATGTCGTTACAGGTGCAGATGCTGTTCCTACAGACACTTTAGACAATACAGATAAATCTTCTGAATACGTTATAAGATTAGTAGTAGGTATATGTGCAAGATTAGGACTTGTTTGGTCTTGTATGATAGGATAACCATCTAATATACCATCTCCCATTCTATAGTAGTTTCTAATCTTTGTTAGTGGATATTGGTTAGTGATATTACCCTCTACCATATT